ATAAAACCACCGTTCCATGATACGCCCGCGCCATGTTTCTAATGCTTCGATGTCATCCCCGCCGGCGATGGCATCAGCGTAACCCGTTGAGGATACGCCACCGATCGGCGTTAACAGCCGCATTGCAATGCCATCATCAGTATTACCCGAATGCCCGGCTTCATCAGCGCGGACAGGCACACGTAGAGTGCCACCAACTGTTTTGGCATTTTCAGTTGTGGTAAACGTAACCTGATCGTCACGTTGAATAACTGTGCCCGCCGGGATTTCAGGATTGTCGGAAACGTTTTCCCAACGAACAAAACCACTGGCAGCAACCGCTGGTTTACGCGGGCAACGCTTTAGATTTCCATGACGAGCCAACCAATCCGGATCGGCTTGATCTGGCAGCATGTTTCGCGCGAGATAATCAATGTAGCCGTATAAGGTATGAACTGCCGCCGCCTGCACACGCGCGTACACTTCGGCGTCCAGGCGTCGCAAAACCACATCTTCGCTGAAGCGCGTTAACAAATCGCTGCGTATCGTTGCTATGAGTTGCGGCAGCGCTGGCCTGCTGAATCCACTATCAGCCATTAAGTTCTCTCCAGATATTATCAAAAATTACGTGGTGACGATTACCGTCCTTTTGCCACAGAACGATCTCACAGCCCAGCATGTCGATGCCGGTGCGTTCAACGTTCACATCCACCCGCGCGGCCACCCCATCCTCTGTGAACCAGGCCAATGCCTGCTGGATGTAACCTTTCGCCGTTGCCGCTGTCTGGTTGGCCAGTTTTTTACGACGCAGTAGATAGAGACGCGATCCAATCCGGTCATTTTGTACTGTTGGCCAGGTGTCGCCCCACCAACCCATGGGATCATCTGCGTTATCATCTGGCTCAGCTCGACGCCAGGAAAACAGAGAAATCACAACTGACCGCGTCAGTGCGTCTAACGGCGCATTGGCTGGGTACTGTGTACCGTTTACCGTTAAGATCATCAGTTCATCTCCTGATTCGCTTTACCTGTCTGGCCACCGTGCGTGTCGTTATGGTCGTGAATGTTGTACTGCTCCCGCATACGGCTCATGGTTCCGGTTGCGTCCTTCACATCAGTAGCTGATTCAATGCTTTTATCCGCCATGATTTTTCCTGGCGTGCTGACAACTGGGGTATTAAGAGTGATTTTTGTTGCCGCGTTTATAATGAACTGATCGGTCGTAGCCTCAATGATGCGGCCTCGCTTTAACACAATGCTGTCACCCTCATCGGTATAAATCGCTACTTCCCCATTTTTTAAACCGGTTAAGCGGTAGCGGCGATCGGCCACAGCCAAGACCACGCCATGTGATCGATCCCCTCCCAAAAAAAATGCCAGTGCCTCTGCGCCAGGATGCGCGGCTGCTGTGAATCCATACGGTTCCAGATGTTCAACCGCATTTTTCTCATCGCCCGCAACCAGCCCAATATCTACGGTCTGGCATTTTGCCGCGCTGTTAAGGCTACGAATAACGGCACGCGCCAGCAGATTAGCCATGCCGCGCTGTAGCGCCCTGAAAGGACTATTCATTAAAAATCATCCTCCGCTGCTTTCCGTTTGGGTCGTTTTCCTGGCTTTGCCGGCTCGGGCAGATACGCATCCTCTGGCCCCACACGCAATTCGCAGACGGTGCCGTTCTCGTCCTGCATGTAAATCACTTCGGCAACAACCATCTCCCGATTGTTAAACGAAAGAAGTGGATCAAATACGATAACCCGCTGATTGGGTTGCCAGAGCGAACCATCACCCTGCCGCCACCCCTGCACTGTGTATGTTGTTTCATCGGTTCGCGCAGCGCGCTGCCTTGCTTCAAACTCACAGCGTGATTTACAGGTAGTGCCGGTAGCGTTGCCGGTTTGCTGTAGATAGTGCGGCCGGTACCGCGTAATGCCAGAGTCTTTGGCAGTTGAGCGAATAGCCGAAATTGTTGCTTCCCCAAAATCATCATCGCTGCCGGCTCGTTGGCCTGACACTTGATAATCAGAGAACCGGTCACGTATGCTTTGCTCGGTGTCACAGGTAAGGATATTTTCACCGAGCACCAAGGCGGTGACTGCTTTTGTGGCACCAATCCCACCGATAACCAACCGCCCCTGTGGATCGTCATACGCCAGCGCCTGCTGCTGTCCTAATAACTTGTTCAATACTTCATGGACGGTTTCACCGTGGTCGGCCTGTACGCCTTGAAGCCCCCCGGCTGGCGCTCCTGCATCCACTACCGCTATGTTGAAGGGTTTGGTTAACTGCGTTGCAATCTGCGTCAGTGTTCGTCCGCTGAATTGCGTGGGCGCGGCCGTGCAATCAATCAGGTCTGCCGTTTTGCTGCGCCCTGTGATACCGAGCGTAATGCTTCTGGCGTCGTAACGAACCGGGGTGGCTTCTATCCAACCTGTGATCACCAGGTCATCGCCTATCAGCACCTCTACGGCATCACCTTTTTTCACCCGTGGTGCCAGGGGGACGCTGCCGGACTCGCCTGGCCACATCCGGGTGATCTGCACATTGAAATCACGGGCCAGCCGTTCTATACCGGCCGCAATTTTTACGGACGTCCACCCGCCCCACTCCCTACCGTTAACACGGAGCGTCACTGTATTAATCATTTTGCCGGAACCCTCAAAGGAGATACGGGAACAAATCCTGGATGAGCAATGGCATTTCTTCCCGTAATGTCCGTTTCTCGCGCGGCATTGTCATACCAGGTCGCAGAAAGGACTAACGCGGGTAAAACCTCCGACGGTTTGCGAATTACCGTTTGTTCGACTTGTGCGAGGCGGGACGATATGTCCCGATTGACATTGGCCTTTACCGTATTTAAAGCAACAAACAGCGTGTCGCTCTGTGTGCGGGGCAATTCAGTATCGAAAGCACGATTAAGCGTCTCTCTGATTTCAATCAAGTCATCCCATGTCACCATGTTGGGTGCGGCGCTATTGTCGGGTACGTCATTAAGCGCCGGATGCGTAACCACAACCAGTCGGTTGTCTTGCACCTGCTGAACTGGGGTTTTCGGTTGGGGAAGTTCAGAAACGTTAAAGGCGGCTTCACTGATTGCTGTGGTTCGTATTGCAGCAGCTATATAGTTTTGCTGCTGTTTTGTCTCGCGGGTCGTGGTGCTGTCAGCACTCCAAACGCCGCGAGGCGACAGGTCATCCCCCAAAGTAACACCGGACAAAGTGTCAATCATTGTGACAAGGTCGGAAGCGTCTCCGCTGAGGCGATCACCTGCCCGCCACATTTTTTGCAGCGCGTTGACAAAATCCATCCCGGATGAAGGTGGCATTAACAGTACAGACAAATCCCCCTGCAGCAGTCGCGCCGCATCAGAAACTGCACTATCCACCATGGTAAAAGCATCAGCTACGCTATCGAGCATATCCGTAGCACGCTCGATAACATCACGTTGAATAAAATCGGATAAGCCATCGAGACCAAATGATGAGAATTCAGCAGTAATCGCGTCATCAAGTTCAGAACAAGATGAAACCAGCACCTGGCCTGTGGCCACACCCGATGTCGGGAAAGACAGCTTCCCCGACTCTACAACGCTGAAACTGACGCGGCACATGCGCCCTGCTGTGTCGGAGTGCCTCACCTGTATAGCACCGTCGATACAAATGGACATTTCACCATAGTAGGGGTGAACCAATGTGCCGGGCCCCGGCGTTTCCGCCGCCTTTATCAGTTGATCACGTTGGTCAAAATAATCATCACCGATAAGGTAGGCATCAATATTAAAGCGTCGGGTAAGCCGCCCAAGGTCTTCAGTGTATGGCTCGTCTCGGTTTGGGTATTCATGCGTTTGAACCCGTCGCCCAAACGCACCATCATCCTCACTGACCTTGAACGGAACCCCGCGGAACGACGCCGGGTGCAATCTGTCTATCCATCCAGCCATACAAACTCCAGATATAAAAAAACCCACCGAAGTGGGTTAGCGATTGGCAAATGGGCTATAGCCAACGTCATAGGAAACCCCTGGCGATGCTCCGGTTACGGGAGCAACACGCATTCCCGGTGGTGCATTCTCAAAAGATACTTTCAGCTCCTGTGGACGCGGACTGGCTAAGGGACCGCTTGCGTTTTGGCTTCCGTCAATATTGAGCAGCTCTTTAAGTCGCGGTATAAATCCGGTATACCCTCTATCGGATTCCCTCTGCTGAATCTTTCGTGACAGAACGCTACCCACATCAGTATTTTGCTTAGCAGCCTCTTGATGAAGGTTGTCCAACCTTTTCATGATATCGAACAACACAGCGATAGTGACTGTGATAACACCCATGTTGGCAATGCCACGCAAGTTCTTGGTCAATTTACCGGCTTCGCTATTGGCTCCACCAATGCCTTTAATCATCGACGTCAACCAGGCGCCCGCAGTAAACCCGGCGATCCCTTTCAGCACTGTTTCCCAGCCGCCTAATGCCTGTGCGACACCATCAATATCATGCCAGACTGATTTAACTATCGGGCCTACAGTGTCCCAATTGCTGGCGATAAGGCCGCCAGCTATCACCATCAGGGAGATGAATTTCCCCAACATAGACAGTTTCATGACAGTTTCCAGCATTTTGAATGACCGGGTAACTATGCTAACGGCAGTAGCCGTACCCAGCAGCGCCGCTCCGAACTTGAATATTGATTTAATGGTTTCAGGATTTTGCTTCACAAAATTACGGAACTGCTCGATAAACGGTGCGAGTTTATCCATTCCCTTATTGATCGCCGGTAAGAACATATCCCCGATCGTAATACTGACCGCCGCCATTTTATTTTTAAATAGCTGGATATTATTGGCAGTAGTGGCAGCTCGAGCGGCATATTCCTTTTGCATCGAACCACCGTATACCTGCGCATCGGCTACCTTTTCAAAATTTTTACGCAGCAGTTCGAGATTTGTCAGCAACGGGGCAATGGCCGCTAACGACTCTTTACCAAACAATGCCGTCATCACAGCTGCTTGTTTCGCTTTTGGTACTTTCGCCAATGAGTCCAGAACCTTAAGCATCGCGCCTTTGGCATCTTTTTGCATATCAGCAGCGAGTTGTTTCGGACTTATTTTTAAAGCTCTGAGCGCTTTTTTCTGAGAGGCGGTTGCCGCACCGCCAGCCGTCAACGACAGCATGAAGTTTTTAATACCCGTGGAGGCAATTTCTGATTCCACCCCCATCCCGGCAATTGTGGCACCCATCGCAGCAATCTCACCCGAAGCCACGCCAGCTACTTCACCCAGCGGACCAATTCGGGTAACGACTTCCGAAATTTTAGCTGCACTTGCCGGGCCTGTATTACCCAGATAGTTTATCTTATCAGCCAGGTTTACGACGGCCGGCTGGCTTAACTTGAAAGCCGTGCGCCAGGTTGCCATCATCTGGCCCGCCTCGTCAGCAGTTTGATCAAAGGCAACGCCCATTTTCACAGCTGAATCCGCAAACGACAGCAACTCGTTTTTAGCAATACCAGCCTGGCCACCTGCCGCCACTATCTGTCCGATACCTTCCGCCGCCATCGGCAGGCGGGTTGATAAACTCAGCACATCCTCTGACATTTGCTTGAACTGTTGAGGCGAGTCGAAGTCCACCACCTTTTTGACATCGGCCATTACCGATTCAAAAGCAATAGCTTGATTGATCGGTATGATAAAAGCCGAGGCGATAGCTGTACCAGCCGCCGCCGCCGTCGCCATTATGCCGGTAAATTCCTTTTGAAATCCCTTGAGATTTCGCCCCATCCCCTTTAACGGGCCCGACAACTGATCAACGGCAGTGATAATCGCCTTTAACTGAAAGCTATCAGCCACTGTTCATCTCCTCTGAAATCCGGATAGCTTCATCTTCCAGCTCAAGAAACCGGCTTACAGGAAGCCGGCGAAGTTCAAGAGGATTTAGCTTCCAGAAATGGGCGGTGTTATAGAGTCGGCGTCTGAAGGTGGCGGGGTTTCCGATCCCGTAAAAAAACCTACGATAGTCATGGTGGCCATAAAAATATCTTTCAGGGCCATCTTCTCCGCCGAGGATCGAGGAATCCCCGCCAACGCCGGGATATAAGCCAGGGCCGAGCGGGTATCTAGTTTCATCTCACCTTTATCGGTATAGGAGAATGGAATGCCGAACTGTTCAACCTGCTCGTAGGTTGGCTCTTGTAGTTCCAGCACATGAATTTTTTCGTTGTGAGCCATGATGGGCTTTGATAACGGAAACTCTTTCATTGATAGAATCCTTCGTCACCATGGAATTCCAGATCCACGGTGCCCTCTTCCGGGTTGTGATTTGCTTCACCAAACAGCCAGGCGTTTGACAGTACGTAAACCATGCCGTTGGCCAGTTCGGAGGTGATAGTCATTGCAGATGATTCAACGATCTTATTGATCGGAAACCCTTTGGGTACCTTGGCTGTGACCTTGGTGTATGGCGCACGCCATGTCTCTTTGAAATCGACGGAACCGTCCAACCCAACGACGTCATCGCGAACTTTTGTGTTCATCGGCACTTCAATGCCGCCGGTGATAGACAGCTGCTGGCCATCAATTTTGAAATAGGTTGTACCTGCGATCTTTCCCATTACGCAGTCTCCTCGTTGTATTGCAGTCGGAACTGGTTAAGCAGTGCAAACACGCGCAACTGATTGACATAATCCGGCGGGAATAGGACATCCAATCGGGATGGGTTAGTGGCGTTCCGCTCAACGATCAAATACTTCTTGAAGAGCTCTGCATTTTCGACAATCCCCTCACGTTCCATCTGGAGATACGTTGCACACAACTCACCACGGATGACAGCCGGAGTAACAATCGCCTGCCCTGGGCCAAAGCGGGTGCCGTCGTTTGCTAGTTTGTGACGCCCGTATTTAGACGTAATCACAGATTTCAAACGACGTAGCACATAGGCACTGGTATGCAGTGTTTCGCTATCCAGATAGCTATTGTCTTTAACGCCGTACGCGTTTTTCTGATAAGTCGTGATTGCTCGCTGCACTCGCACGACACCATTTTCCGTGTAGGCAGTGGCGATACCATGACTAAGGAGTGACTGCTGTTCAGGGAGAATAAAACGTTGACCAGGTACGGGCGGTAAGGCTCCGTTTAGTTCCCCAGTTTGCGTCGGCCGTGCCGGATCAATACGAATGAAAACGGCATTACGGGCTGTATGCAGAGCAGTTAATTCATCTGCCGCTGTTTGGCTCGTTTCCTCGTGACCGGTCACAGTAATATGCTGAATATTCAGCGCATCACCAAACGTTACCAACGAACTTAGATCACCGAATTTAACCGAGTACGCGTGACCATATAGCTGCCGTGCATAGCTCCATCGGCCAGTAGAGTCGTTCATTTCCATTGCGATCGCAGCAATGGATGCGGCGTCATTGAACGGTAATCCGATGTAATCCGCCAGTTCATCACCCATGGCGGCAATCGCGCCAGATAGATCAGGGGAACCTGTACCGCCGGCCATTGGTACCAACGCAACATTAATGCCTGCGGGAAGCACCTCTCCTCCAGCGGCACCTCGGTAGTTCAATGTTAGGGGAATATCATTTCCGGTTAATCCCTTGTGACGCGCCGAAAGAGTGATTACGCCTTCAGCAGCGGCGGCAGTGACAGGCAGTTCCAAACCAGCAGTAATTGCTGACGTAATAGAGGCCGCAACGGCTGCAGCATCATCGCCATTAGCAACTGCTGCCTGAACGAGAACATTGCCAATATACAACGCGACTGTGCCTGACGCGGTCGCCGTACCGGTAACCGTTAATGTTGCCTTTGCCGCCGCGCCGGCTGGTTCCGGCACAGCGATAGCCCACAGTTCGCCGAACGGATCGACTTTTCGGTATGCCGCCACCATCCTTGCCAGTTGACTACCACGTCCTGCCAGTGATCCGGCCAGATCGCCCGATGACATCAGCGTCAACGTATTTGGTTTGATACTGGTTCCGGCAAGCACATGGCCAAACAACAGCGCCGGTCCGTTGGTTTGAGCCGTATTCGCTGCGCTATTGTCCATCTCGGCATAAAACAGCGGTACGCGAATATCCGAGGGAATAGTGTTAAAGCTGACCATTTTCACCGCCTTGATCATTCGGTTTGGATTTGACTACCGTTTTCGACTGGGTAGCCTCTTCAATGTCTCCGACTTTGCGACGGCGAAGCCAATACTGGCTTACCTCCACGTTTCGGCCGGATTCGGGCAAGAAATCGCCCTGGGCAGGGTCTGGAACAGACCGCCCTTTTGCGGGTTTTACGAACATGGTTATTTACTCGTTGAGGTGAATTTCTGTGTGATGCTCAATGCAGCCATCAGGCCCTTTGCCAGGATCGATATAATCCACGTCTAAATAGACGCTCTTTAAATCGTCCATGTCCTGGTACGCTTCAGGGATTGCGGTATCTTCTTCGGTGATCTCATACGGGATTGTAAAATCGTAGCGGTAATACAAACGCGCCCGATCCATTTCAATTACTTCTCCGCCAGCATATTGAATAATGTTGCCATCACTTTCAGGACTCCATCCCAACAAAGCCCGCCACAACATGGCGCGAACATCATGCACTGCGTCATAGCCGGCCGACTGACCGCGCTCATCGCGCAGATTGCTTAGCACCACCACCACGGAAAAACCTTCGGTCAAATCCTGCCAATAATCCGTTTGTGACTTCTGTTCTGCTGCCGTGTCCTCGTTTGGAATAACGTATGCTGCCGGCAAGGACAGTTTCCCAACATCAGGCAGGTTTTTGAATTCCGCTGCGCCAGCCACCCGCCCCTCAAATAGCGCGACGCGACGCCGGATAGCGCCAATGATTTTTGTCAGTTTCATTTTTTCTTCCGCTGTGGCCGTAATGATTTTCGTAGCTCACGGCTGAGGAAATATCGCGTCCAAGCACGACGGTTTTCCAGAGCCTGCACCATGAAGTTTTGGCGCGGCGCAATTTTCCATCCACTTCCACCTGAAGCCCCTCTGTGGTGCTTTTTCTTTCGCTTGGCACCGCGACGCACACCATAGAACAGGAACGCGGGATAAAACGCCCCGTTAATCGGGCGGTTTCCTTCCCCGTTTTTTGGTTGGGAGCAATTTTCACCATAAACCCAGGACGCCGCTTTGATGCACGAGGAACCACATAGCCGATGGAACGAGAGAGCTTGCCGCTTCGGAAACCCGGCGCTTCACCTGGCGATGACCTTTGCCGTTTGGCAACCAACCGGCGCGCGTCACGCATGTGCACCCGGCCGATTTTTACAAAGGCTCGGCGCAACCGGGCGCGGTTAAACACCAGTTCTTCAGGCTGTTCAAAATCGACGTGAAATGCTGATTTATTGCCAGTGGGTGATTTCGCCATGCGTATCTTCTCCCAGCTCTTCGCACTCCAGCATCCAGAAACGCCGAGCCGAGTTCATGTCGGTGATTCGACGGATGCGATACACCGTGCCGTTATGCGTGATTTCAGCATTTGAGGAAACACCGGACGTTCGGTAACGAATGATGATCCGATGCGTAACCAATTCACCTGACTGAGCACCTTCGAGGTAGGTTGTCGCACTTACCTGATTTATCTTTGCCCACGTGGTAAACAGATTGTCATACTCAGGCTCAACGCCGTAATCACTCACAGGTTCATCCTTCCGGGTTCGGAATTTTACCCGCGCCCGTAATTCCCCTGCCTGTGGCATTCGGTATGTGCCACTGCTTTCTACAAGTCGCCGTTTCATAATGGAATAAACCGGTAAGGGTCCACCAACCAGTGGTAACTGAGTGGTACTTCGGTTTGTTCAAAATCAGTGACCGCCGAGCGATTCTCATAAAAATGAGAACACAACATCAGCATGCCCATTTTGATATCGTCAGGCATCACCAGACCATCAGGATCGGTCGTCGGGACCGCTTCCGCGTAAAGGGTGCGATTGAGTCGAGTTTCTGTTCTTTTTTGCACTGCCGCGCCAAGAAGCTTAAGAAACTCATCCTCGTCATTCATATCGCTATCTATGCGGCATTGCTTCTTGATTTCTTCTACCGTCAGAAGCATTAGACCTCCCCATGTCCGCAACCCATTGCCGGATTGCGGACATAAAAAAACCGCCGAAGCGGTGAACGATTTCAGTTGTGTGGTTTAAGCACCAGCAGCAGGCTTACCTACCAGCGCTTTAATCGCTGCTGTATCTTCCAGGATGCAGTCGAAGCGGTGGAACGCCAGGAAACCGGTCTGGTCAAACTCGGCATAACGCTCGGTCAGACGCTTCAGCACCATGTAGGTGACACGGCGGAGAATGAAGCGATCAAAGTCACCGCAGTAGATGAATTTCTTACCAGCACCAATATCAGCGATGGCTTGATCGACAACATACGGCACCTGCAAAACGGTTGCTGGCGCACCGCCGATGATGGACGGCAACCACAGCGGGCGACCTTGACCATCTTCCATTTCTTCCACCAGCTTCAGTGTCGCATCGTTAAATGCCCAGCGGAATTTCGGGCCATTGCGGTAAGCTGGGTCGATGCTGTGTTTCAGCGAGTTCATCTCCTTCCAGGTGAACTTATCCGCCGCTGCAGCGTTAACCAGGCCGGTGACGGAAGCTTCGAGCCCTTTCGGCTGCAGTGGAGTGCCTGCACCCGAACCTTGCACCAGGTAACGCGCTTCGCCGCGACCAATACGCTGGGCGATACGGCTAGCCAGGTAGGCTTCTATATCGATTCCGCTGTCTTGCAGCAGTTCGTTTGAAACGCGGATGATCTTGGACGACAGCTTTTTGGCACCCAGGGTAGCGCCGCCGAATTCGGTATCTTCTTCGGAAGCCGCTTTGTTTTCCCCCAGCAGCTCACCTTCTTCCGCAGTACCGTCCGCCGTTGCCCAGGCAATATCTTGACCATTGGAGGTGTTGAGGATTTGAGCCACGCCAGCAATACCGCCGTAGGCTTTCATCGACTCAACGACTTTGTTGAGGAATTGAGTTGGTACGGTATAACCGCCTTTCTCATCTGGCGCTGTGCCCTGCGCGCGAAGCTCACGCAGCGCCTGACGTTCTTCAGCGCTAAGCTCGGCCTGGCCGTGTCGCATCCAGCGATCGAATACCTGCGCTCGCTTATCTGGGTCCTGGTCTTCTGTCCCTTTCTTCTGCTTCTTGCGTTCTTCTTCTTCCTGCACCTCAACGAATGACTGGTCCAGTGAGCGCAGGGACTCTTCCCGTTCAATGCGTTCGTCAATGGATTGCAGCTCTCCCTGAGCCTTTTTCCATTCGGTACGCTGTTCGTCGGTCCAGTTGTTTTCACCAATTTTGTCATGCAGCGCGCGCATATCGGTGGCGATGGTGTTACGTTTTTGCTTCAGTTCGTGCAATTTAGTTGCAGGCATAGTTTTTCCTTACGCGTTGAGCAAAGTCAGCAGGCGCTCGCGCGCCATTCGTTGGTTTACGGCGTTGGCGATCGCGCCATTGTCGCGTGCCTCCTGCCAGGCTTTCATTGAACGGACAGCAGAGTCAGCGGCCTGATAGGCCGGGTAGGTCACCGGACTGACGTCGAACAGCCGTGAGAATTTGTTGATTTCGCGAATCACTACCCCTTCATCATCCTCGTACCAGTGATCACCATCACGTGCTACTCGGAATGCAAAAGAGGACTGATTGATGTCGCCGCGCTGCATGGGCGCCAGCACCAGATCGCTAATGGTCTGCGTGTCTGGCGCTTGGATGTCGTACTGGAGACCACGCTCATCAACGGAAATCTTTAGCGTTCCCGATGTGCTGCGCCCCAGGATAAAGTTGGGGTCATGGTTGAACAGCCCACGAACATCATCATTCAGCACATCATCGAAAGCGCCTGGCTTAATGATTTCGCGAAAGCCCCAGAGCGGCTCGGAGCGGATATTGAACACAGAGCCATAACCGACAATGCGCGTCGGCTGGTTCTCCTGCTGTTCGGCGCGCACCTCACCGCTGTAACAGCGCATTTCTCTGTCACTCATCGGTTATTTCCTCTTTGGTTTTATCGTCGAGTTTGAATTTTGTCGGGTTAGCCGCATTAACGCTGACCAGCATTTCATCCAGACCGTCTACCGGGTTCATATCTTCAAAGGCTCGCGCCTCGTTTCGACTCATCCAACCATCGGTGATAGCGTAGTGATAGAACTGTGCACGTTCCTGTGGGGTGCCACGCATCAAACCGGCTAAGTTGAACCGCACGTAATAGCCAGCTGCGCGCTCTGCTCGAGTGAATAAACGCCGGTTAAGTTCCTGCTCCCAATTGGCAACCCATGGCATGACCGTGTATCGGACAAACTGAATAGCCTGAGACGTGATATTGCTGAAGGTGGCTTTTTCCAGGTCGTTAATCATGTGTGCAGGAACGTTGAATACTCCGGCGATCATCGAGCGGTTCAGCTTCATCATGTCGATAAGCTGCGCATCGACCGGTGATACTGTCAGCGCCTGGTAATCGAGTTCAGCAGGTAAAAGCAGCGTTTTGTTTTCCTGGCTTCTTAATGCCTGTGCAGCCTTTTGCCAAACAGCTTTTAAGCGCTTCCAGCCCTCATCCCTGATTTCCCCTTTGACAGAGACAATGCCCGCTGGCCGTGCATTACCACTGAAAAATGAACTGGTATATTTCTGCCCGCTCATACCCATGCCAATCGTTTCAGCATGCTGCATGATTGGGCTGAGGCCCATTTTCTGGTTATTCCCCAGCGCCCTGATGTGGATCATATCGTCCGGGCTGATCGCGAAGCTGCCTTCCTCGTTATAAACACCGTAGGTATACCGGCCACCAGTATTCAACAACGTTGTTTCCCACGGCATGCAGGCATCAAGCTTTGTAACCTCTCCCCGACGGGAGCGCTGGACGCGGGTATAGCCATTTCCCCAGCCTAATACGTGACGCTGCTTTAGCTCGCGCCATTTGTAGCTGGTCTGCCAATCGTTAGGCTCATCATGGATCAGATAGAAAACAGGGTGATCGCGTGCAGTCGTTACGTCGTTTCCGTTTTTACGCATTACATGAAGCGGCATTTGCGCAACGTTTGACGCCAGCACGTAGATACAGGAATACACCGCCGCCAGTTTCATCGCCGTTTCTGGACTGACATAAACATCAGAGTTAAAAATACCGTCCGTTTCGGCCATTTCAGCGGTGATCGGGTTAGCTGGATTCTCCAGAGGTTCGTTACGAAATAGCGCGTCAAGTATCACGTTTTCCCCCTCCTTGCGGCGATAAGCGCGAATGCCAGCAAAGCGGCTCCGGCAGACTGCAATGCGGTGGCTGCCCCGAATTGCAGGTAAATTCCGCCCACCAGCAGGCCGAGGCCAGTCAGCCCGGTAGCATCGATAATCAGTGTTTTCATAGGAATACCAGGTCTTCGTCTGGGTCTATATTGGAAAGGAAATCGCCCGGCTCATTAAGCATCGCGCGACCAATTGCCATGATCAGTGTAACTGCACCATCAATCTTGCTTTCTGCCTGCTCCTTAATCGGCCGCACCACGTCATCATTCCCCGGTAGATATTTCCCGATCACGTTACTGAGGCACCAGAACATGATGGGATTCCCATCATGATGGAAACGGCCAGACTCGATAGCGGCCTCCAGTTCCTTCATCGGGTCAGACATGTTGGTATAGTTCTGAATAATGGTGATGGGTGACATATTTTCATCAGCCAGTTCGTGCGATATCCCTGTGGCACCAAAGGGATCGATAGGTGACTCCTCTACCGGATTAAGCCTGTTGGCTGCCTTTGCCTCCTCCATGATGTAACGGTAATCGATTTCCGCCCCCTCGGTGACAGTCAGTAATCCCATTTCTACCCACTTTTGAAAACGTTCAGCAGTACGCCGATCCTCACTACGCTCAACGCTATAAACTGTGTCATACGGAACCCAAAAGCGTGGTGCAATGCTGTAGTAATGTCGCTTTCCGTCGATATCCCTCGTGAACAGCCGAGCCATGCTGTTCATATCCAACTTGCGTGCCAAGTCAAAAGACAAAATGCATGGCTGACCCTCAAATTGTTCCAGAGTTAACGTGGTATCTTCACAGCGCTTCAGACTAACCAGGTTATAGAAGGCGTCACGCGCCGCGACCCAGACGTTGAGGTGTTTGGTTTTGAAAGTGCCAGCGTGCCGGGCATTGTTAATCGCGCGCTGTTGCTGACTAAGAAGAAAATCCTTGTAGACCGAGATCCCCATGTTGGGGTTAGCCTTGACCAAAGATTCTGGCTTTGTCCAGTCATCCCCCTCATCAATGGTATAAATGATGCCAAACAACTCATCGTTCGGCACCGTACCATTCAAGGCTTCAATCACTTCACGCCGTTTGTCGTAACAAGGCCCCTCAATGTTGTAACCCGCAGTCGTGATCGCCCACATCAGCGGCTGACGTCGGGCCCCCATGCCTGTCAGCATCGTGGTATAGAGCGCATCGGTAGGGTGTTCATGATATTCATCCACTACCGCCATACTCGGTGATGAACCATCCCCCGGGTTACCGATCAGCGGCTCAAAGCGGGCGCCATCTTCTGGGCGGTTCAAGTTGGAAGCATTGACCTCTATCCCGAAGGCCTCCACCAGCATCGGCGTACGCTTGCACATCAGCCGCGCTGGGCGAAACACCTCCCAGGCCTGTTTCTCAGTTGTCGCGCCGGAATAGACCTCAGCACCAAATTCCCCATCGCAGGTAAAACCGTAAAGCGCAACACCGGCAGATATCGCCGATTTGCCATTCTTCCGCGGGATCTCAGTGTAGACCTCACGGAACCGCCGCAACTTAGTGCCTTTATGCACCCAGCCAAAAACGGTACAGACGATAAACAGCTGCCACGGCTCCAGGGTGATCGGCATGCGCTTGTAAGCCCACTCCCCTTTAGTGTGGGGTAATAGCTGGATAAATTTCGCGGCTTGTTCTGCCAGATCCCTGTCGAAGCGGTAACGAAACTTGCGTCCCTTCTCTTCGGCAAGATCGTCAAGGTGGCGCTGGCAGGCGCTGATCACATACTGGCAGGCCACTATCTTGCCGCGCACCACATCACGTGCATACTGGTTAGCAGCATTCACGTTGGGGTAAGATTTTCTCTTCATGATGTGATCAACTTAATGAATGGGTTAGCTGTTTTCTTTTGCCCTGCCAGACCGATTAAGCGCTGGCGGCTTCCGGGATCAAGCCCCAGCATTGCGCCAGTGCTGCTCATTTCCGACTCTTGCTCTTTTTTGCTGTCAGCTGAGGGTTTTTTATCGGGCCACCTGTAGCACCGGTAACAACATTGCCCTGCTTTGCGATGGCTTTCACTGCGCGCCGCCAAAACTCGTAAGCCACACACCAACGCTCAAGAACCGCCAGGTCAGTCACGCAAAGAATTCCCTGGCCACAAAGTTCTTTCGTTGTCATCTGCCACATCACCGTGGCCAGATGCAGCTCCTCGTCTTCAAACCAACTCGGTGGCTCCGCCCCCTTGATGGGGGTGAATACAGGCTCATCTTTATTCAATGCTCGCTTGCCGGGATTGCCAGCCAATTCCTTGCGGGCTGTAGGCTTAGGGCGCCGCCCGGATCGGCCTGCCGTTCCGGCCATATGCGCTCCAGATTAAATTTCATTTTTCGCGGGTGTAAAAATACGACGGGGCGGGCAGTACGGAAGTTGTGAAACTGTAGAGATTTTCCCTCCCCCCTTCCATGTGATATAGTTGCAAATGAAACCATTTCAAATGAAATCAAATCATGAATGATAACGATTATCGTTTAAGTCGTTCCCGCGCGGTTTTCGCTTTGTGGCAGGGCCAGCATAGGCTTTCCAGATTCCCACTGTCATCGGTGCCGCCTTGTGCTTTCGCCTTGATATGGTCAACACACTTAGCGGCTCTTACCTGACCTTGTCGCAAGCAGTTCTGGCACAATCCTTTATCACGTTTAATGATGCGGGGACGAATCACATCCCAATCGCTTCCATACCCTCGCTCATGCCTGCTTTGACCTGGCTTGTAGTTTCGCCAGCCTTCACCTTTATGCTCACTGCAATATCCATCAGGGTCAGTTGTGGCGTTGCGACAGCCGCGCTTACGGCATGCCTTCGGTGTTCTTGGTGGCATGGCATATCCTTGCTTTGGCATTATCGATGGCACTCAGTGAATGCCACCTGAAATGCTCATTTGATACACACGTTACGAATGTAGTCCTGAAGCCCAGCTATTTGGCTTTTTGCAGTTTCGATTCGCTCTCGGAGGCGGAAATAATCCCGCTCAGCGGCGTCAGTAAGTCGGGGGCCGGTTGCATCAGCCACGCCGGCGGCGCCGGAGGTTGGGCACGTGGCGGAGAGTTGCAACTTGCGAGCGCCAGCGGCAACAGCGCGCTGCAGATCATCAATCTGATTTTTGGCATCGTTTAGTTCCTTGGTCCGGTGCTCGTCGATGTCGGCCACCGCACGCTGAGTGCTGTTCTGCCAGTCGAGCTGGCCAGTCAGCTGGCTGTTGGACGTTTGCAGTTCGTCACGCTCGTGGCGCAGCGCCTGATTGCTGATAGCGAAATACGCCAGCAGACCGAGCACCAGCGCCACAATAGCGGCTTGCCAGTGCGGTAATGGCCAGGTCATGACAGGAATAACTTCCGCTCTGCGCCACGTCTTCTAACCAGACCAGGCATCACTTCACCCGCGCTAAATTTCCAACGCGGGAACTGATCCGCAGCACCGGGAGCATCACCGGCGTTGAATTTCTTCACCAGCGTTGACTGTGCAAAATTACGACCGCCAATATTGAATGCCAGAGAAACCATGGCGTCGAACTGGTTCTGCGTCATTGCACGCTTAATCGCGGTGTTAACCGTCAGCTCGAACACTGCCAGATCCTCATCCAGGAACTGTTCAGCCTGCTGCTGTGTGATTTGGTCGCCCGGATTTACACCCTTGGTATGCCCCCAGCCGATAGTCCAGGGTTTACCGCCGGTGCCAGGATCTGGATATGCTCTCAGCTCAAGGGACTCAAACCCTTTGATAAATGTGCGCCCGCGATTACTTGTCTGCATTCTGATTGCCTCCACCGAAGCGATTACCCACGTACCCGGAGAGGAACGCGCTAAGTTTTTTCACGCCAACGAATCCGATGAAACCACCGATGCCAACAGTTAAGGCTTTCGGCACGTCGAAGTAATCCAAAGCGGAATACGTGGTTAACGCCAACGCACCGCACATCAGCCCTTCGAATATTGTCTCTTTCCAACTGCTGCCCGAGTAAGCCATACGCAAAACAGCCATCACGACAGCCATTATTACGCCACCGATCGGGACGTCGCCCCGCCACCAGGCAGCAAGGATTTCTGAGATATCTGCCCAACTGTGGGGACTATTTGGCATTTTCATAACCTCCCCCTTCCGGGGATGTTTCCCGGTATCGGGTTATGGATAGGGATCAGCCACCAGCCGTAAACGAGTCGGCTATACGGGGTGTGCCAGGTGTGTGTCGGATGTTGGCTGGGGCTGAAAACGAGAAAACCCCGCCGGAGCGAGGTTTTTGATTGGGTAAGCTACGTGACTGCGTAACCACTCTTATCACATTAATACGTCTTTTGCGTACGCGTTAGCTTTTTTTATCTTTGCATAATGGATATATTCGATGAACTACATCTGCAATAAGTCAATTTAACTAATTTTATAAGCCAGTCGTTACTGGCATTAGGAAAGGTAAAAATCTCAAATGACTGAAATAGAAAAAGAATTTGAAGTTGAAAAATTCAGCATACACTATGACGCAAAAAAAGGTTCTGATCTAAGCAAGCACAAAATGAATGCCTATGATTTAGGCATGTCTATTGTCGAATTCGCAAAAATGATTAATCGTGCGGATGATATAATTAACAAAGAAAGGACTTTAGAGCTGGAGGTTACTGCACCTGCCAAAGCTGGCTCTTTAATTGTTGAGTTTGCTTTGATCGTCAAATCTGGTGGTGCGTTAGAAGTTTTAAAATACCTAGGCCTCAGCGCGTCCTCTGCAGCAGTAGCTATGGGCACTGCACTTGGGGTTGCTCGGAAGTTGCGTGACAAGAAAGTAATTGGGGTTGTTAGAGAGGCAAACTCTGATACCGCAACGATTGAGTTGGACGGTGAAGAACTCAAATGTGACAAAACTGTTGCAGCATTAGTAACCGATCCAGTGATTCGCCAAGCAATGAATGAAGTCATAAATCAACCACTAGTCAACGAAGATAGCCCTAAGTTTAAAATAATGTCAGAGGGACAAGAGATATTCAAAGTAGAAAATGAAGAAATTCAAGAGTTTACACCATTACCTAAAAAATCTCTTTCTGACGAGAAAGTTGAAAATATCACTACGAATGTCTTGTTGACTCAAGTAAACTTCGATGCCAGCAAAGGTTGGAAAATGTTCTATGATGAACGTGAGCTTTCTGTGAAGATGGAAGACGAGTCATTCATGGCGCGCGTTCGCGATAGTGCAAAAAGTTTTACACGTGGTGATATGTTTGAAGTCGCACTTTCCATCATCACGAAGACGACAGCCAGATCTCAGCGAACTGAGTATGTCATTACAAGGGTCATACGCCATCGGGCATCCAGTGACAGGAAAATAATTTAAAGTGACAGAACTTGAAGCGATTCATGTCATATCTCAGGCAATAGGTTGGATAGGGCTATTAGCTCTGTCCCCTTTCCTGTATCGCTTCAGTTACGCCTTCGCGTTTTATCTCACGGGCAGGTTGAAAAAACGCCATAAAATTCTTGTTCAATACAAAGAAGATGGTGAAGTTGTTCGTGAAGTGACTGTGAGTTTTGACTCACAGTCACCGATAGTTAAACAATTAGAAGCTGCTGGGAAAACTACCCGATGAGTTCAACTCCCAAAGATAGCTCTGTTGGTGTGAAAGCCGCAGTAGGTAGTACAGCAGGCCTCGGCTCAATTATGTTAAGCCTGTCAACCTACATGCCTGGTGAGAGCGGTAAGGTTTTCGCATTATTAGTCCCCCTTATAAGCTCCATAGTCTCTTGGGCGGCAATCTATGGTTATAACCGTTGGATGGAGCCTCATGAGGTTGTTGCTTGGCGTTCAGCTCTTAAAAAAGATTTATCGTCACAGTTGGCTATTATCAGAGATACCAACTGTGACGACGAAACCAAACAAGAAGCAAAAAGGATTTATTCTCGCACTAAGATGAAGTTAGCAACGCTTAGACAAGACTACGCTTCAGGCGCACTAAGCCTTAAAGCGCGGGAATAGATATCATAAATCAAATGTTAGAGTTATATCTAACATAGCCAAACAACCACCAATAAATCCCTCGGCTGTTTGCATTTCCTTCCGGATGGTTCCATCCGAACACTTACGTTTTCGGGCTATCTTACGCAGCGACATGCCATAAACATGGTGTGCAATTACGAGATCATACTCTTCAGGCTTATACTTTTTCAGCCGACTTACACACCCGTCGATCAGCAAACCATCATCATCACAGCAGGATAGCTTTCCGCTCGATGTTGGTGGCAGTAGCCCTTTGAACCCTGCTGCGATTGGTGAGTAATCGATGCCACTGTCCTCACGTGCCCACACGCCCCACCGCTCCAAAATTTCGTACATATCTTTCATTCTTAATCTCCAGGCGTCTGGCCCGCATGCCAGCTCGCCTATTACTCCACACTTATGAAATTGCACCGACCGATAACGAGTAGTCGATGAACCTGAACCACAGTTCGATCTGGCTGCCGTGTTCCGCTTCCCATCGTGACGGGTCACGGTGTAATGCATCGTGTTCTTCTCGGCATAACGGGATAGTGAAAAGGTCATGCGCCTTAGTTCCCATCCCTCCCTGCCCATGCCCGATGATATGGTGAGCATCGTCAGCCTTCACACCGCGAATAACGCATAGTTGTGACTTAACCCACTGAAGGTAAGCTTTACTTTCCCAACGCTCACGCTTGGGCAATTTAAAAAATGACTTTGGCGGCGCTGGGTCGATAACCAACGTCTTGGCCGCTTTCCTCACCTTTTCCGCCACAACCTGGTGCGCCGCTGGCGTGTGCGTTATCTCCGCCTCTTTCCGGCCGCCAGTGTGGATCGTCGCTGGTGGCATCCGAAGAGACGCTGAGCAAACGTCATCAGGCAGATCGTCGGCAACACCATGCATCACGGCCCACCAGCACAGCTCAGGCAAGGTCACTTGATGCCCACCGTCAAACATGAAGTACGAGCGCACTGTTTCGAGAATGTATGCCGCCCTGTTGGCGTCAGCCACAATCTGCATTTTCTCGATAGCTTGCCCGCGCAGCCGGTTGTCGCATCCCTCACATAGCCTGATTGCGCTGTTGTCATAGCGTAGCGTCGTCATGTGTCGGGTATGATCACCATCGACCTGACACCCGCGCTTAAGCGATACCCAGTATTCCAATGAACTGATACT